ACAACAACTTTATACAGATATTGAGAAGAAGAAAGCCGAAGACGAAGGCTACTCACTGACCGATGACGATCGTTATCAAATCTACGAAGTGCAGATTGATTGGTTGCTGGACAAGGCCGAGCGTGAAGAAGACGTTGAAGTTGCTGAGCCTTACATCGTTTCTATTGATAGAGGGACAAATAAAGTTTTGTCAATCTATGAGAATTGGAATGAAGAAAAGAAAACAGAGTTTAAGCAAAAGAGAAATCACTTTGTAGACTATTGTTATATTCCTGGGTTTGGTGCTTATGGTATGGGTTTGATTCATATCATCGGCGGCTACGCGCGCGCAGGTACGTCGCTCATCAGGCAGTTGGTTGACTCAGGAACTTTATCTAACCTACCAGGTGGGCTAAAATCTCGCGGCTTGCGTGTCAAGGGTGACGATACACCAATCGCCCCAGGAGAGTTCAGGGATGTTGATGTGCCAAGCGGCGCGATCAAAGACAACATCATGACGCTTCCCTATAAGGAGCCGTCACAAGTTTTGTTGGCTCTTTTGAATCAAATCACCGACGAAGCTAGAAGATTGGGATCGATCGCCGACATGAAGGTCAGCGACATGTCGAGCCAAGCTCCTGTGGGTACAACACTGGCGCTGTTGGAGAGGCAACTCAAAGTGATGGGCGCTGTGCAAGCTCGCGTGCACAACTCGATGAAGGAAGAGTTTAAGTTACTCAAAGAAATCATAAGAGATCACACCCCAAGCTCTTATGACTATGAGCCAGTCATGGCCAAGAAGAGTGCTAAGAGGGAAGACTATGACATGGTGGATGTCATACCCGTTAGCGATCCCAATACATCGACGATGGCTCAACGCATCATGCAATACCAAGCTGTGATGCAGATGTCGGCGCAGGCTCCGCAGATTTATAACTTGGCGCAGTTGCACAGACAGATGATTGATGTCTTGGGTGTTCCGAACGCAGAGAAGCTCGTGCCGATTGACGAGGATCAAAAACCGCGTGACCCAGTATCAGAGAACATGGCGTTCTTGAATGGCTCGCCGACTAAAGCGTTTATCTATCAGGATCACGATGCGCACATTGCAGTGCACACAACGTTCTTGCAAGACCCAATGATTGCTCAGCAAATTGGGCAGAACCCGATGGCTCAGCAGATGTCTGCGGCAGTAAATGCCCATATTGCGCAGCATCTTGCGTTTTTGTATAGACAGAAATTGCAAGAGCAGTTGGGTGTGTTGTTGCCACCACCTGATGAAGATATGCCAGAGCAAGTTGAGGTTCAATTGTCTCAGTTGGTTGCACAAGCTAGCACACAGTTGTTACAACTTAATCAGCAGAAAACTGCGCAGCAACAAGCCTTGCAACAAGCGCAAGACCCGCTCATCCAGATGCAGCAAGCTGAGTTGCAAATCAAGCAACAAGAAGTTCAGATCAGTCAGCAAAAGGTTCAAGGCGAGCTGCAGATTAAACAGCAGGAGTTGCAGTTGAAAGCGCAAGAACTTCAGAGCAAGTTAGGCGAGACTCCAGAGATGATGGCGCAACGCCACGCCATGGAGATGCAGCAGGCTCAGCAGCAGATGCAACAAGCTCAACAACAGCACCAGCAGCAGATGATGCACAACGAGCAGACTCAGCAGCAGGAGTTAGCACATAGCGCGCAAACAAAGCAACAGGAGTTGGCTTTGAATTCGCGCAACCAAAACCAAAAGCAAGTGCAGACCAAACAGAAACATTTGACTGACTTGTTAGCCACTGCACAGAAAGCAAGGTTGCAGATGGACTTGGCCAAGCAAGCGGCTGAGAACAAGCCAGAACCAGGAGCGACTGAATGACAGAGATTGAGTATTTAAAAAAGCAGAACCAAGATTTAATTGACATGGCCATGAAACCGCTAGTGAGTGGCGGGGCCAAAGATTGGGCAGAGTATCGTGAGTTGGTCGGATTTATTCGGGGTCTTAGCCGAGCCAACTCCCACCTTGAAGACCTCGAAGAAAAAGTAAAGAAGGAAAATAATGAGTGAACTACTCGTAAGCCAAGACGGTGCCACCGCGACTGTACTTCCCGCAACGGCTGATGAGAAGGCAAAACAATTGCCTGATCCTGTGCGTTTTCAGATTCTCACAGTCTTACCAGAGATTGATGAAGAATATGAGAGTGGGTTGATTAAGTCAGGCACAACTATTCACTATGAAGAAGTGCTGTCTCCAGTACTATTTGTTGTGAAACTAGGCCCTGATGCCTATAAAGATGCAACACGTTTTCCCAGTGGGCCTTCTTGTAAGGTCGGGGACTTTGTGATTGTTAGACCCAACACGGGCACAAGATTAAAGATTCACGGTAAAGAATTCAGGATCATCAATGATGACTCTGTTGAAGCTGTGGTTCAAGATCCCCGTGGCATTTCCCGCGCAGCATAAGGAGTAGACCATGGCTGATTTTGAAAAAGTTGAATTCGAGTTTCCAGACGAGGTGGAAGATAAACAGTCTCGCAAAGGTGGCAAAGTTGTTGCCGCTGAAGAAGACAAACCCGAGATTGAGGTGGTGGATGATACGCCAGAGGATGATAGAAATATCACGCCCATGGCTGAGCCCCCTGCTGATGTTACCGACGATGAGCTAGAAAAATACACAGACAAACGTCTGAAGGATAGACTAGCCAAGTTGGGCAAGGGATACCACGACGAGCGTCGCGCCAAAGAGGCCGCGTTCCGTGAAAAAGAAGAAGCTCTTCGACTAGCGCAAGCTGTTGTTGAAGAAAACAAAAAGCTCAAAGGTTCGCTTAATACTAATCAAGAAGTATTACTTGAGCAAGCTAAAAGAGTTGTTCTGAGTGAAGTGGAAGCCGCAGAGAGATCATACCGCGCAGCTTATGAGTCGGGTGACCCTGATGCCATGATCAAAGCGCAGAAAGATCTCACTGCAGCAACAATCCGTGCTGATAAAGTTAATAATTTTAAGCATACCCCTTTACAAGACGACAAGAACGTAGTACAAACTACTCAACTCACGCAAGCGCCGAAGGTTGACCCCAAAGCAGAACGTTGGTTTCAATCCAACCCATGGTATGGGAAAGACCGAGAGATGACTGGCTATGCGCTTACGTTGCACGAAAAAATGGTCATAGAAGACGGAATCGATCCCAATTCTGATGAGTACTACACAAGGCTCAACAGTAGGCTTCGTCAAGTATTCCCAGAAAAATTTGCTGCTGTGGAATCCGCTGATGCACCTGAATCTCAGCGCCAAAAAGCAAATGTAGTTGCCCCTGCGACGCGTAGCACTGCACCCAAGAAAATCGTGCTTAATGCAACACAGGTTCAATTAGCAAAGAAGCTAGGTGTTCCATTGGAACTCTATGCTCGTAAAGTAGCAGAAGAAATGAGGAAATAACATGTCACAAAATAGAATGGCTCGCGAATTAGAGACTCGTGCAACAACACAACGCCCACAACAGTGGCGCGCCCCCGAGACTCTCCCAATGCCCGATGAGCGTCCAGGTTGGAAGCATCGTTATATCCGTATTAGTATGATGGGTCAATCCGATCCCGCTAATATTTCTTCTAAATTGCGCGAAGGATATGAACCCTGCAAAGCAGAAGAGTATCCTGAGATGATGGTACATGCCACTCAAGACGGCCAATTCAAAGGCAATATTGAGATTGGCGGATTGTTGTTGTGCAGAATTCCTACTGAGTTTTTGGTTCAGCGCGCCGAATACTACGGCAAACAAAACCAAGCACAGGTGGATTCAGTCGACAATCAATTCATGCGCGAAAGTGATCCTCGCATGCCTCTCTTTAGACAGAGAGAAAGCAGGGTTAGTTTTGGTTCTGGTTCTTAAATTTTAAGGAAACAACATGGCTTATCCGCTTATTCCAGCCCCTTACGGGCTGAAACCGTATAACCTGATTGGTGGCCGAGTATATGCTGGTTCAACCCGCATGTTCCCCATCTTAAATGGTTATAGCACTTCAATCTTCAACGGTGACGTTGTTGATATTGGCACAGGCAATAATATTGGCTGTGTTACACCTACACAACTTGCATACAACTCTACTTCAGCCCAAGCTGGAACTATTGGTGTATTTGTTGGTTGTGAGTACTCTACTACTGGCGGCCCAATTTACGGCAAAAACCGTTTCCAATATTGGCAAGCTAGCACAACTGCTCCCGATGCTATTGCTTACGTTGTGGATGATCCTCAAGCTGTGTTCAAAGCTGTCGTTGTTAACGGCGGTTCTGCACAAAGCCAAACGGTTCTCTACGCTAACCCAGCATACGTTGGCGCTAACATGTTCTACTCAGGCCCAGGTGGAAGCACTACTACTGGTGACTCACTAGGTGGTGTTGCGTTGTCAGCTTCTGCTACAACTACTTCATCTGTTACTCCTGCAACTGGCGGTGCTCCCTTCCGTTGCGTGGGTGTTGTGCCTGACACAGCAATCAGCGTGGTTCAGAATGCTACTTCTAGTTCTACGACAATCACATTGTCTGCGGCTAACAGTGCAATCTACCCAGGTATGGTTATTTCTGGCCCAGGCATTAACGCAGGTTCAAATACCTACGTTACCACCGTAAACGGTACAACAGTGACGATTAACCGCGCAGTTTCTACTGCTCAGTCTACCGCTACTGCGTTTACATTCACTGGCTATCCCGAAGTATTGGTGACTTGGAACTTTGGTTTCCACAGTTACTTCAATGCTACTGGCGTTTAATTAAGGAGCTAACAAATGGCTATTTCACGCGCACAACTATTGAAAGAGCTGCTCCCAGGCTTGAACGCTTTGTTCGGTTTAGAGTATGCACGTTATGGTGAAGAACACAAAGAGATCTACGAAACAGAGACCTCTGAGCGTTCGTTCGAGGAAGAGACTAAATTGTCTGGCTTCTCAGCAGCACCAGTCAAAAACGAGGGCACAGCCATCGCTTATGACAATGCTCAAGAAGCATGGACAACTCGCTATAACCACGAAACCATTGCTTTGGGTTTTTCAATCACCGAAGAGGCGATTGAAGATAACTTGTACGACAGCTTGTCTGGCCGTTACACCAAAGCTCTTGCTCGCGGTATGGCTTACACCAAACAAGTGAAAGCTGCTGCTGTTGTTAACAACGGCTTCAACTCTAGCTATATTGGTGGTGATGGTGTCTCTTTGTTTAACTCTGCTCACCCATTGGTGAACGGTGGCACTAATGCCAACACTCCTACAACCCAAGTTGATTTGAACGAGACTTCTTTGGAAGCCGCCGTTATTCAGATCGCTGCTTGGACAGACGAGCGTGGCCTCTTGATCGCTGCTAGACCCAAGAAGATGATCATTCCTCCATCATTGATGTTCGTTGCAAAACGTTTGTTGGATACCGAACTTCGTGTCGCTACCACAAATAACGATATCAATGCAATCAAGCAAATGGGCGCAATCCCAGAGGGCTACACTGTCAATCACTTCTTGACAGATCCCAACGCTTGGTTCCTAACTACTGACGTTCCAAATGGTATGAAGCACTTTGAGCGCACACCTTTGAGCCAGTCAATGGATGGAGACTTCGATACAGGTAACGTACGTTATAAAGCTCGCGAGCGTTACTCTTTTGGATGGTCTGATCCACTTGGAATCTGGGGTTCTTCAGGTTCTTTCTAATAAAGTATTACTTTTAATACTTTTTGGGGCCTTTTGAGGCCCCTTTTCTTTTTCTAAAACTTATGCTATTATTACCTGTAACTAAGTCACAGGAGTAATAAATGGAATACCCAACAACAAGAGAAGAAGCTAAACGTATAGGTGCAACTCACTACTTTACAGGAATACCTTGCAAACATGGGCACATAGCATTACGCAAAACCAAAGGAGCGTGTGTTGAATGTTTAAAGGTTGAATGGGCTAAAGGAAATGAAACTCGCGCAGAATACTTTAGGCAATATAACCAGCGTGAAGATGTGAAAGACAAAAAGAATGAATGGTATGTAGAACACAAAGAGCAAGTAATTGACGCCGCAAAAACACGGCCAATAGAAGTTAAACGTGTGTATCAAAAAGCGTGGAAGGAACGTAATACAACATGGGTACGAGCCGATACAAAAGCACGCAGACGTAAACATAGAAATGCTACACCCAAATGGTTGACCAAAAAAGAAAAAGCAGAAATTCGTGAGCTTTACAAAATTGCCATAACCATGTCTAAAACAACTGGGGAACAATATGTCGTTGACCATATTATTCCTTTGCGGGGTGAAGATGTTTGTGGCCTTCATGTGCCTTGGAATCTCCGTGTAATCACTCAGGAAGAAAACTTAAAAAAGTCCAATAAACTTCTTGACACACCCAAAGAATAGTGTATATTGCCACTTGTCTGGGATTTTTCTCTTGTTGCCAGCCCGCCCAGGGGTCACGATGCAACGATTAACAAGAGACTTTTGCATAAGGAATTATCATGGCTCGTTCCACATTCTCTGGCCCAATCCTATCGGGCGATCAACGCTTTGGCCCAATTCGTAACGTAGGTTATACCGACCTCGCTCAAAACATTGACATGAACTTCGCCAATACTGGCGGAAATGGTACTGCTGGTTACCCTGGTGGTAATGGTCAGTTTGTCAATGGTAATTTGATTCCTAACGTAAACGCTGTTGTTTATACAAACTCTAGTTCTGTATATCCTCCTACAGCTGCAACAATCACTGCTGATGCCGCTACCACTGTGTATCGTGGCGCAGTGTTTTATTTGCCCACAGGTTCACAGATCAACGACTTTTTCGTTGATATCGGTACAGGTATTACAGGTGGTTCTACTATCACTGCTGGTGTGGTAAACATTGGTAACCAATTTAACGGTACTCAGTACGGTTCAGTAACTTTGACTGCTACAACAAACGTGTTGGTGGCAGGTCGTTACTCTACAACTTTTACTGGCACACAGTTGACTAATATCCAAGCAACTACTGCCGATTTTACCAACCCCACAGGTACAGTTGAGCCAGCTACATTCTCACAAGTTGTGATGACTTTGGTGATTACAGGTACAGGTACTCCTGCTCCTACGGCTGGTACTTTGTATTTGACTGTGCGCTATACACAG